CTACCCGGCGACCACGCTGTTCCTCGACATCGAGGCGGGTGACCTGGCCGTGGCCGACTGGCCCGGCGACACCATCCGTCCGGCCTCGTGGCCGGAGTCGCGCGATTTCTTCGTGTTCCTCGCCGGGCCGGACAAGTCCCTGCCCCCGGAGGCCGCGTTCTCGCAGGCGCACTACGACCACGTCGTCGAGAAGTTCGGCGATCCGGCGCAGCTCGACCGCTACCAGACCTTCTTCCTCGACTCGATCACGCAGCTCTCGCGCCAGTGCTTCGCTTGGTGCAAGACGCAACCGGGTGCCACCAGCGACCGCACCGGCAAGCCCGACCTGCGCGGTGCCTATGGCTTGCTCGGCCAGGAAATGATCGCTGCGCTGACCCACCTGCAGCACGCGCGCGGCAAGAACGTGGTCTTTGTGGCGATCCTCGACGAACGGCTCGACGACTACAACCGCAAGGTGTTCGTGCCGCAGATCGAGGGCAGCAAGACCAGCCTCGAACTGCCCGGCATCGTCGACGAGGTCGTGACGCTGGCCGAGATCAAGGCCGAGGACGGCAGCGCCTACCGCGCCTTCGTCACCCACACCGTCAATCCATTCGGCTACCCGGCCAAAGATCGCAGCGGTCGTCTCGACCTGCTCGAACCGCCGAACTTGAACGCGCTGATCGCCAAGTGCGCGGGCGCAGCCATGCCCGCCAGCGCCGCCGCCCATTCCGCCATTCGCGCATCCCACGAATCTCAGGAGTAATCGCCATGACCAGTAACTGGAACGACTTCAACGACGCCGAACAGCAGCAAGGCTTCGACCTCATCCCCAAGGGCACGCTGGTGCCGGTGCGCATGACCATCAAGCCGGGCGGCCACGACGATCCGGCGCAGGGCTGGACGGGCGGCTACGCCACCGAATCCTTCGAGACCGGCGCAATCTACCTTGCCGCCGAGTTCGTCGTCACCGGCGGCGAGCATGCCAAACGCAAGATGTGGTCGAACATCGGCCTGCACTCGAAGAAGGGGCCGACCTGGGGCCAGATGGGCCGCAGCTTCATCCGCGCCGCGCTCAACAGCGCTCGCAACGTCCACCCGCAGGACAACGGCCCGCAAGCGGCCGCCGCCCGCCGCATCCAGGGCTTCCACGAACTGGACGGCCTCGAATTCCTCGCACGCGTGGACATCGAGAAGGACGCCAAGGGCCAAGACCGCAACATCATCAAGCTCGCGGTGGAACCCGACCACCCCGAGTACGCCAAGCTCATGGGCGTGCCCCCCAAGACCAAGACCGGCGGTGGCACCTCGGGCGCCCCGGCGCAAGCCGCGCCGTCGTCCTATGCCGCCACTGCCACGCCCGCGCCGCAGCGCGCGCCGGTGACAGGCAAGCCCGCCTGGGCGCAATGAGGGAGGCCGATGAAATGCTGGGTCTGCAAACGACAGGCGCGCGGCTACGGCCACACCGACGGCCGGTTCAAAACCGCCGATCCGCGCCGCTACGTGATCGACTGGGTGTTCTGCTCGCGCCGCTGTCAGGACGCCTTCCACATGCTCTACGGCAACTGGATGCGCGCGAAGGAAGGCCGCATCGACAAGACGGAGGTCGCCATGATTGATCCGTCTGATGTCGAACTGGACGCGATGCGCAAATGCCTCAAGGCCTTCGGCGAGGCGGCGGGCGAGATCGGCTTCGGCAAGCCGCTGGGCGACTACTCGGAAGCCGAGGCGCTCTGCGTCATCGACGCCATCGTCACCTGCTACACGGAAGCGATGGTCGAGCACCACGAGGTGACCAAGTTTCCGCCGGTGCGCGGCATGGCTCCGACGCCCGACCCGATGGCCAATCCCTTCGCCGATCTGGAGGACGACCTTCCGTGGGAAGAACCGAAAGGGAGGAAGCCATGATGGACTTCAATTCCTCGTCCAGCCTGTCCGGCCAGATCACGGCACTGGTCGATCTCGGCATGCAACGCATCCGCGCGCAGCAACCCGCGCGCGACTACCTCGGCGCATCGCGTCTGGGCGCGGCCTGCGAGCGCGCCTTGCAGTTCGAGTACGCCAAGGCTCCGGTCGATCACGGGCGCTCGACCTGCGGCCGGATGCTGCGCATCTTCGAACGCGGTCACGTCATGGAGGATTGCATGGTGGCGTGGCTGCGCGACGCGGGCTTCGACCTGCGCACGCGCAAGCCCGACGGCGGGCAGTTCGGCTTCTCCGACGCGCATGGGCGGCTGCGCGGTCACGTTGATGGCGTGATCGTCGGTGGTCCGGAAGGCTTCCGCTATCCCGCGCTGTGGGAGAACAAGTGCCTCGGCTCAAAGTCGTGGCGCGAACTGGAAACGAAAGGCCTCGCGGTGGCCAAGCCGGTGTACGCGGCGCAGGTCGCGCTGTATCAGGCGCATCTGCAACTGCACGAACACCCGGCGCTCTTCACGGCGATCAATGCCGACTCGATGGAGATCTACGTCGAGCTGGTGCCCTTCGACGCCGCGCTCGCGCAGCGCATGACCGACCGCGCGGTCAAAGTCATCACCGCGACCGAGGCCGGTGAGCTGCTGCCGCGCGGCTTCAACGATCCCACCCATTTCGAATGCCGCATGTGCGCGTGGCAAGACCGCTGCTGGAGGACGCCGACATGAACCACACATCTTTGAGCCAATTGCTCGGTGAACAACTGATCGACGTGCGTCAGGCGGCGCTGATCTTCAATCTGCCCTCGTACTGGATCTCGCAGGCCAAGGAGCGTCAGCAGCGCCGCATCCCGCACTACCGCGTCGGCAAACTCGTTCGCTTCAAGCCCGACGAACTGGAAGCCTGGATGGTCGCGCAGCAGGCGTCCGGCGAGGAGGCTGCGGATGCTTGATTTCAACGACGCGAACACCCCTGCGCCTCGTGACCTCGAGGCAGAACGCGAGGCGATCCGCGCCGAGTTGCTCGTGCGACTGGAATCGGTGCTGGCCGCGCTGTTCCCCGCAGGCAGAAAGCGCGGCGGCAAGTTCCTCGTCGGCGACGTGCTCGGCAGTCCGGGCGACAGCCTGGAGATCGTGCTCACTGGGGACAAGGCGGGCTTGTGGACGGATCGTGCGACGGGCGACGGCGGCGACATCTTCACGCTGATCGCCGCGCACTTGCGCCTCGACGCCCACGCCGATTTCCCGCGCGTGCTCGACGCGGCGACCGAACTGCTCGGACGCGCGCCGGCGGCACCAACGCGCAAGAGCAAGAAGGAAGCGCCCGTCGACGACCTCGGCCCGGCCACCGCGAAGTGGGACTATCTCGACGCTTGCGGCAAGCTGATCGCAGTTGTCTACCGCTACGACCCGCCCGGCCGCAAGAAGGAGTTCCGACCGTGGGACGCGCGCCGTCGCAAGATGGCTCCGCCCGATCCGCGCCCGCTCTACAACCAGCCGGGCATGGCCAGCGCATCGCTGGTGGTGCTGGTCGAGGGCGAGAAATGCGCGCAGGCGCTGATCAACGCAGGCATCGTCGCGACCACGGCGATGCACGGGGCCAACGCGCCGGTCGAGAAAACCGACTGGTCGCCGCTGGCGGGCAAGGCCGTGCTGATCTGGCCCGACCGTGACAAACCGGGCTGGGAGTACGCGGTGCAGGCGGCGCAGGCCGTTCTGTCCGCCGGCGCCAAGTCTTGCCACATCCTGTATCCGCCGGAAGATGCGGCCGAGGGCTGGGATGCGGCAGACGCCGTGGCCGAGGGCTTCGACGTGGCCGCCTTCCTCGCGCACGGCCCGCGTGTGCAGATGCACGACGTCGCAGATCCCGGCGAGCCGGTGGTCGGCACCGACGAATCGGTGTGGGGCACCGAGGACGCGCTGGCGCTTGCCTTCACCCGCCGCTATCACCGCGACTGGCGCTTCGTGGCGGCATGGGGTCGGTGGCTGGTGTGGGACGGCCAGCGTTGGCGCACCGAGGACACGCTGGCTGCGACGGATCTGATCCGAGGGGTCTGCCGCCATGCCGCCGTGCAAGCCGACAACCCCAAGGTGGCCGCCAAGCTGGCGACATCCGGCACGGTGGGCGGCGTCGAGCGCCTCGCCCGCGCGGACCGCCGGCACGCCGCGACCACGGCCGAGTGGGACGCCGATCCCTGGCTGCTCAACACGCCGGGCGGCGTGATTGATCTCAAGACAGGCCGGGAACGCCCGCACGACCGCGCTGACCGGATGACAAAGATCACCACGGCCACGCCGAGCGGAGACTGCCCGACCTGGCGCCAGTTCCTGGCCGAAGTGACCGGCGGCGATGCGGCGCTGCAGGCCTACATCCAGCGCATGGCAGGCTACGCGCTCACCGGCTCGACGCAGGAGCATGCGCTGTTCTTCCTGTACGGCACCGGCGCCAACGGCAAGTCGGTGTTCGTCAACACACTGGCCACGATCCTGGGCGACTACGCGGCCAACGCGCCGATGGACACCTTCATGGAGACGCGTACCGACCGGCATCCGACCGACATGGCAGGCCTGCGCGGCGCGCGCTTTGTGGCGGCCATTGAAACCGAGCAAGGGCGGCGCTGGGCC